TAAAGGCAGAAATTACAGCAGAGGTTGACGGGAAAATCGAGTCCATCGAAAAGTCCGTTTCTGAGGTAAAGGAATCAGCCGAGGAAATCTCAAGCGATCTTGAAAAGGTTGCTAACTCAGGTGCAGAAAAGAAGTCAGCTGATGTAGAGGCTGATGTTGTTGAAGAAGAGGTTCTCGAAAAGAGCATCGATTCTGAAGGTTTCTGGGGCGGAATTTTTGTTCCCGTCGCAGTTGCTAAAGTTTTAGGCTACGATTCATAACTAGGAGGTGAATAATGAGCAGCAAAGATTTATTAGAAAAGGTAATTAATACTACTCAGATTGGCGCCGGTTCAGGCGGTATTCTGAATGCAAAGCAGGCAAATCGTTTTATCGATTTTGTTTTCGATCAATCTGTCCTTATGAAGACGGCTCGCATCGTTCGTATGAACGAGCCAACCATCGACATCGATAAGGTTGATATCGGCCAGCGCATTATGCGCAAGGCTACTGAAGGTACGGATGATGGCAGCAATGCTGATCCCACTTTCACGAAGATTTCTATGACCACCGTTAAGCTTCGCCTTGATTGGGAGCTTACCACCGAGGGTCTGGAAGACAATATTGAAGGTGACTCGCTGGAAGACCATGTAGCTTCGCTTATGGCTCGCCAGACTGCAAATGATCTTGAGGATCTTCTGATCCACGGTGATACCACGCAGACAAGCCTTCCCTTGATTAAGGCTCTTAATGGCTTCCGTAAGCTTGCTAGAGCAAATGGCGTTGTTGTAGACGCCGCTGGTGCAAACCTCACTCGCTCAGTCTTTGACGCAGCGCTTCGTGATATGCCCAATAAGTACCTGCAGCGTCGGTCACAGCTTGCGTTCTCAACGTCAAGCTCGTTGCTTCAGGATTATATTCACAGTCTTACTCTTGATGTTGCTGCTACTGGTGGCCCTTCCGCTGGTTCTGTTCTTGGCGATGCTATCGTCAATCAGGGCCTTGGTGGTGCTCAAGGTGGCGGTGCTGGTACGGCTTATGTCGCTGGCATTCGTCCATTCGGTATCCCGCTTCTTGAGGTTCCTCTTTACGAGGAGACTGAGACTGGCTCATACACCGCTGCTACTGGCAGCCACGGTGTTGTTGAACTTACGTTCCCGCAGAACCGCATCGTCGGTATGCAGCGTGACATTGTTGTCTATCGTGAGTTTAAGCCCAAGAAGGATGCTATTGAGTACACTCAGTTCATCCGGGTTGCTTGTCAGATCGAAAATGCCGCTGCTTACGTCCACGTTCGCAACGTCAAGGTTCGTTCATAGTAGTTAGTCACAATTTGTGATATGATTATGCCGGGGAGAAATCCCCGGCATTTATCATTTTAAGGAGAATTATATGCCCCCTGCAAAGAAAACGCTTACAGAGGAAAATACGGGGCAATCAGAGGAGTCTGAGAGCACTGTCGCTAGTAAGCCAGCAAGGAAAGTTGTGAAGAAAACTGAGGTTTCGGATGTTGTCTTGGAAGACACTGATGATCCCATTTCAAAGATCAACCAAGAGCAGGTTATGGTATTTATGAAGAGTGGTTATTCTTATTCTTCTCCGGAAGTCTCTTTCTCTAGAGATAAGCCCTTTCGACTGATGAACCCTATTGATGCAGCAAGATTGATTAATAGCATGGATTATCGCTTTGAATATGCTAGTAAAGAGCAGGTTGAAGAGTTCTATTCGCTTGGTTAAAAAACGTGATGGTGTTATACTTTTTATATGAACACTTATTCTCCTTACAATGCTGTAACAGAGAGCTTCACATATCCAAGTCCCCCGACTGCAGGTACTGCATCTGTAACCGTATATTATGATCTCGGAGATATTGTCGTTGCTGCGACTGCTCCTACATTAGTTAGTGGCAATAATTATTCGATCACAATTCCCGATGATCTTATGGGGGCTGCTGGAGTTTATAGAATCAAATGGTCCTGCACTATTTCTGGGACACCTTTTTATGCTTACACAGAATTTAAGATTGAGGATACGTATGTATCCAGCGCTAGTTTTTTCTCTGAGTTCCCTGATTACGATCTTCCGCAGTACACTTCAAGATTCGCTTCAGTTGAGAAGGTAGCTAGGCGTATTATTGATACTTATACAGGCCAGGATTTTCAGTTTATAAAGAATAAGACTTATAAGTATGACGGAAATGATAGAAAAACTCTTTATCTTGGTTCCCGCCTGAACTCTTTCACTAGCGTTCTTGTGGATGAAACAGATTATACATCTGCTGTTCGACTTGATTTCAGATCAAAGTATTTCCTGCAGACCATCTACCCGGCTCCAAGTGTTGAAGAGACTAACACGGAAGATATTAGAGCTAAAGTTTTCCCCAAGAATTCCACTGTATATGTAACCGGAGATTGGGGTTGGCTGAGTGTTCCTTGGGAAATCCAGCAAGCCTGCTCTCTACTTATATCTGATCTGCTTAATGATGTTAAGAGAGAAAATCGTCGTTATGGAATTAAACGAATAGAGCAAGATTCCCATCGAATTGAGTTTGATACATCAATCTTCAATTCTACTGGAAATATCGATGTCGATACATTGCTTATGGACTTCGTGGTTTGGACGATGGATTATGTCACCTGAACGATCTTATATAAGGTTTGCCCACAAGGTAGACCTTTACACTAAAATTACAACCAAGAATGATATGGGTCAAAATAAGGCAGCATGGAACCTTTCCGTAAATGGTCAGGTATGTTCCTATGTTCCGTCTGGCTCAAGTACCGCTATCCGCATCACTCCTTCGGTGGAGGAAGCTGATTATTTTACTGTTTATTTTCCTCATGATGCCGATGTCAATTATTCAACAAGATTCAAGGATTTGCGGGTAATTGTGGGGGAGGAAGTCATTGAGCCTAGGTGGATGCAGGTAATCCAGATTGATAAGCATATTTCTTTCTCAGGCCAGCTTCAGCATTTGCAGGTTAAATTGAAGAGCGTGATCGAACCATGAGTGTAGAGAATATCAAGGCGATAGAGAGAGCTTCTGAGAAGATCATCGCCTCAGAGCGAAAGTATAAAGTCAGGAATGTTCAGATTACCTTTGCGCTTTATGCTGCTATAAGAAGAAATCTTTCCCAAGCGATTGGCGATAAAAGTAAGCATTTTATTGTGAAGATTGAGCCGGGCGTTGGCTATATGAAGGTTGTTTTGAAGCCTAAGGATGCCGTGGGCTCTTATATTTATTGGGGTACAAAAAGGCATAGTATTTCTTCCTCTGAGCCAATGCCTATTGGCAATAGTAGGTTTGCTAGAAATGTGAGCCATCCCGGAACGGACTCTATGAAGCAAAAGATTGATGGTGCTGTAAGAAAATCTTTGGCGGAAGTACGAATGGTTATGAAGGTGATGAGATGATTGCTGTAGATATTAATCCTGTTTTGACAGACTATCTTGTGTCTCAGGGATATCGTGATATAGAAATAACCCCGTTGACTGGCTATGGAGATTCTCCCGCCCCATTTATTACTTGGGAGGAGTCTGTTGCTACAAGAAACTCTGAGCAGTATTGGCTTAGAGATGCTGTCTTAACATATTATATATATGACACGGACTTGTCTAGGGCCAAGGATATAGCCAAGGCTATTGAGGACTTCCTTCATGTTGGGGATGTAATATCAACAGTCATCGCTGATATGACAGATCCTACATATAGACTTTGCTGGTGTAGAATGGCTAGTGGCGATATGTTCGCCCCTCTTGAGAGGGATGGCTTTGCCAGTATAGTGAGATCTTTCGAAGTTGGATATGTTGAACTTTGATTGCTTTATAAGAAATGTGAGGATATCCTATGTATAGAGCAATAACTTATATCGGTAAAGGCTCTGGAAAAGTAGTAAGATTTAAAAATAAGGTCTATGAATTTGAGTGGCAAAAATCCAAAGGGATTGGAAACCGCTTAGATGAAGTTGAGTTTGATCATGCAATGAAAATTGCTAAGAGAAAAACTAAAAAAGGTAAAAAGCTATTTATTTTAGAATAGGAGGAAAAAATGGCAGTAACATTTTCGAACATTATCACTGGTGAAGGCGTCCTTTCGATTGGCGACACCATTGGTACAGTATCAGATATCGGAGCTACTCAAGACG